GCCTACAGGATGCAAAGTATAAACTAGAATACCTTTAACCCTCGACTACTTCACCAGACTTGTAATAATGAGCGGATTTTGGTCTTGCTTCCATGATTACATCAAGGAGCGTAAACCTACCCGAACCTCTGTTTTGTAGCTTCAACATAAAGGATCTACCCTCAATGTTTATATTTTTCAGTCTCCTGACTATATTGTTATCCGCTTCCGTTGTTCCCGTACCGTATGATTCTCCAAGCAAGAACTTAGCCATTAGATAATGTCCAAAGTTAATGGATGGGCTAATAGTCCCTAGATTTGCTGAGTAAACTTGTGACACACCGTCTTTAATGACAGTTGCGGTAATAGAGCCACTTGGCGATCTTAGTGTAATAAATATGTTCTTTAGTACCTTGTATAAGGAAATGCCAGTCCTACCCTTAGAACTAAAGTCATAGGCCTTTAAAGTAACTGTTCCTGATATAGCTGAACCAAAGTCATCTGAACCAGTTAGTATTTCCTTAACATAACCACTTGCATCATCACCATATAAAACGTGGGTATCTTTATCGGAGCTGATGTAGTTAGTCCAGCAGCTTGCCTGAACGTTTGTCCACTCGTACCATGCTAGACGTTCTCTATCGTAAACAATCGCTCTAGAATTGGTTGTAGACCCTGTAGGAGTATAGGAAAAGATAACAAGGTTCTTGTTTGCTACTGTTGCGTATACCGCACTAATCCTGTATCTATAGGCCGTAGAGGAAGCTTGAAAAACTGACCTAACTCTTGCACTAATTTCTCTTGTTCTTAACACGTCAAACGAAAAGCCTTCTTCATTACCTACTGTGAATATACCTCTATCTGAGGCAAAGAATATGTCGTTTTCCACTGCTACTATTGATCTGGCTGAAACAGCACCTACTGCACTTGTTACCTGAGTAACTTGTGGGAGTCCTGTTGTACCAAATGAAAAGCTGTAAATTGACCTGTCTTTAAATACAAGTAATGAATCTTTAAATACGATTAGTCCAGTAATAACCTGACCATCATTCTTAGATATGTCTATAAATCCTCCGCCATTTGCAATAGTGAAGTCATCAATCTTGTCACCACCACCTGAGTAGTAGAGCCTTGATGGGTTTGCGGGGTCTCCTGCGATAAAGAGGGTGTCCTTATACACCGCACAATACTTGCCCTTTTGACCGCCTGTGGAGTTTCCTTCTGGTGGTGTAAATATCTCGCTTGGTGTTATTTCACCCTTATCGACAAATGAGGTGGAGGAATTGCCCTCAAGGTATCGCATAAAATACCACGAGCCGTCTTTCCTACCGTATACGTTGTATCCCGTTGCATTTGTTACCGCACTCCATGAAACGCTCATGTAGCTTGTTTCGTCTAATTCCGCTTGGTTAAGAGTTGTTGAGCCTGCGGTTGAACCTGTGGTTTCACCAGATGCGGTTAGGGCAGTTATCTTGTATGAAAAAGTGTATGAACCTGTCGTACCTGTTCTTGTTACTGTAGGGGCGTTTGGGGCAACTATTGCCGTAAAGGTTGTAATTGTACTTCCACCATACTTAGTTAGAGAATCCGTACCGTTGCATAGATAAAGGTAGTCATAAGCAGTAACACCGTGAGTATCAAGACCCGTTGTATATGTGGCCCCTGTAACTGTATCCCAGTCATTAGATGTTGTATTTAAAACTTGTAATGTAGTAGCTGATGATCTTAAAAGTTGATTAGTTCCGTCTGATTTGTAGTAAGGGTATAGCCCCACTACACGAGAACCGCTTGTATTGCCGTAATAATCCTGACCGTCTCTAGGTATTTGAACCTTGCCATCTTCGACAAGCTGACCATCAAGAAGTTCTACAAGTTCGTTGTCTTTAATTTGGGTTTGGGAGACAAGGGTATTCTTACCTCTTATCCAAGAGTTTGCTGACACTGTTGCTAGTGGTTCCTCTTTGATCTGTCCAAACTTACGCATTAGTAATTACCTATACCTCTGTCTCTTGTGGAGTTTTCAATTGCTCCCATCTGATATATCTGATTGACTGCTGGCGCATCATTTATTCCCGTAACCTCGCTGATTAACTGCTCGGCTTCCTCCTTATATGCTCTGGCTTTATTGGTTTCTTCTTCACCTTCAAGCAAGTCTGCTAAAGCAAGGAGAGCAATAATTCTGTTATTAGGACAAATTACAGCATCAGTAGTTAGTGTTAGTGTTGGCGCTGTCCAGTAGTATGTGTAGTAAATGGTTTCGCTTGTTACTGGGTTTATGTACATCTCTATGGTGTCGTTGGCTTCATCGTACATTTCATAGACCATTCTGTAGTTGTTGTTTGAGTTGTAGATCTCTTTAAACCTGTTGTAGTCAACAATGGCGTATCTTTTATCTTCAGTTGTACCGCCCACAAAGACCTCTGATAGTCCTTTAAATCTACATGGGTATGTAGCATCTCCAATTGTGTAATCATTTCCACCATCGCCCGCAACTGTTGTTTCTCTTCTGTAGAATCTCCAAAATGCTCTTTTAGCAAAATCCTTGTTTGCTCTTGAGACTGCTCTTATTCGTGCTGCATCAGTATTAACTGTGGACTCGCCTCTTAAATCTGAAACGATTGTTAATACATCATTAACTGTGCTTTTAATATCTGACATCTTTTTCCTTCCATAAAAAAAGACACTCAGTTAGAGTGTCTGCCGTCTTGGTATGACAATTAAAGTATATTGTAGGTTCTTTAAAGTGGCAAACTACCTTGCAAACGGAATAAACCCACCTATTATGTCTTTTACTGATGTGGATGCCCCACCACTTATATCTGGTCCCGTTCCCCAAGTACTTGTACCTGTTAAGGTTAAATCCGCACTGGCAGTAGCTTCGTTATCTAAAGTTGTACCCGAACCCTCTCCAAACATTAGGTTTATTATTAAGTCTGAATCTCCTGTAATGTGTACGCCCTTATTATTATTTAATTCTGTAACAGTTCTTACATCTTTCCAAACTCTAACAAAACCCCCAATATAGCCTTTGAAGTCATTGGATGTGCTACCGAGAGTGCGAGCTAGGCAGAAATTGGCACCGTCAAATGTGTGAACTGTGCCACTCGGTGTTCGTTGCAGAGTATAACTGATCTCGGTGCCGTTTATATAAACCTTGGTGGCAGCGGCATTGGTGAACACAACAGAAATGTGTGTCCAGACATTGTTAGTGAAGATGCCTGTGTCTTTGTAGCCGTCTGCATTAGTAGAGGTGTACTTATAGCCAAAATTTACACCTGTAGAGCTTGTAGCATTCTCGGTAACAAGATAAGTCATCCACGTAGCATTACCGAATGTGAAGAAAGTAGCATAAGTAGGGCTTCCTGAAGTGTCCTGTTTCATCCACATTTCACAGGTATATGTTCCATCTGTTAGAGCATCTATTCCTGCAAAATTGTTTATTAGCCCGTAATCACCAGAGCCGTCAAAGTATACTGCGTTAGTTGCCATTCTTTTCCTCCAAATCCTTCTTAATCTCTGAAATTAAAGCATCCTCAAAGGATATGCCTTTTTCCAAATTCTTGTCCTTAAAATCATACCACCAGTCAAAGCCGTTCTTGCTCCTTGGCATCCTTGGAGTAAGCTTGAGAACTAAATCTTCAAACGTATTCTTACTTTCATATCCAAATGCTTTCAGATCAGAAAATCTATCTTCACCTAGTTTACTCCCCATCAGACCTCATAGCCAACTGCTTTTTCGGGAGACATCTTTTTAAGACGCTTCCATAAAGCATTGTAACTAATTCCTATCTTCTCCGCCCAATCTGTTAGGCATTTTGTTTCTCCATTTACGGTTAACGTGTTATTGTTTCTTGTGTTTCTCATTTGCTCTTTTCTAGTAGTCCACTTGCAGTTTTCCCTGCTGTAATTCCCATCGTTGTTAATTCTCTCAATTTGTATCTTCCGTTCCCCATGTATTGTAGTGGCTTCCTTAAAACTTTCGTACATGTCTGACATAAATTCTTCAAAACTAACCCACTCAACCCTAATACCTCGACCACCATAGTCTTTATACTGCTTGGTATTTGAGTTGTTGCAACGTTGGTTCATTGCCCTCCAACGACTGTAAAACGCTGTGTTAGCCATACCGTGCTTCCTATAGCGTTTCTCAGGTGGGCAAATCCCTGCATTTCCTTTAGCAAACATTGTCCTACTTGCTCCCGTATCCAAAAGATCGGGTCTCTTTTTCCCCGACCAATACCTATAAAAACCTACTTGCCCGCGTGCCTTACAAGCCTGAGAGCAAAATCTTGCCCTCTCGTTAAAATCTCTTATAGATCGAGTGAGGGGTTTTGAAAATAACCCACCACAATGCTCACAGTTTTTAGTATACATAAATCCATTATACCACACACCCCGTCATGGTTAAATCTCATATCCCGTAAGGCAAATGTAGATGTTGCCCGCACTCGTAGTTACAAGTAAATCGGCCGCATCCTCACCACTAAACCAAGGTGTTCTAAAACTATGAGAAACTCCTGAGTTTGCAGCTAGTTCAAATTTCATGACTGCTGCATCTCCTGCACCTAAAT